ATCGATGAGCTGGGGGAGCAAGAAGAAGCGGTTGAGATCGAGATCATCGACCCCGAGGAAGTCAACATTGAAGGTCCAGGCTTTGAGTTGTCTATCCGCCCAGGCGACGAAGATGAGGACGAGTTCAACGTCAACTTGGCCGAGGAGATGGAACAGTCTGCCCTGGAGACCCTGGCTGGGGACTTGGCAGGAGACATCGAGAACGACAAGAACTCCCGCAAGGACTGGGAGAAAGCCTACACAGAGGGACTAAAGCTGCTCGGTCTCCAGTACGAGGAGCGCACAGAGCCTTGGAACGGCGCGTCTGGCGTGTTCCACCCAATGATTACCGAGGCGGTTGTGCGCTTCCAGTCTGAGACGATCACAGAGACCTTCCCCGCGCAAGGCCCGGTGCGGACCAAGATACTGGGCAAGCAGACCCCAGAGAAACAAGAAGCCGCTGTCCGCGTCGAGTTCGACATGAACTACGAGCTGACAGAAGTGATGCGTGAGTTCAGGCCCGAGCATGAGCGCATGCTGTGGAGCCTGCCAGCCACGGGTAGCGCGTTCAAAAAGGTGTATTACGACCCAAGCCTGGGGCGTCAGGTGTCAATGTTCATCCCCGCTGAAGACATCATCCTGCCCTACGGGGCCACGGACTTGGACACTTGCTACCGCGTCACCCATGTGATGCGCAAGACCAAAAACGAGATTGTGAAACTCCAGAAAGCCGGGTTCTACCGGGACGTTGAGTTGCCCGATCCGTCCAAAGAGCAGACCAACATCCAGAAAGCCAAGGACAAAGAGACGGGGTTCAGTGACCTGAACGACGAGCGCTATATCATCTTTGAGTGCCACGTTGACCTGGACTTGGAGGGCTACCAAGACAAAGACGATGATGGCGAAGAGACGGGTATTGCTTTGCCATACGTAGTTACCCTAATAAAAGGGACCAACGAGGTGTTGGCCGTTCGCCGCAACTGGAAGGAAGACGATGACCTGCGACTCAAGCGACAGCACTTTGTCCACTACCAATACATCCCAGGATTCGGGGCTTATGGCTTTGGTCTTTTCCACCTCATCGGTGGGTTTGCCAAGTCTGCAACCAGCATCATGCGCCAGCTTGTCGATGCGGGTACGCTCTCCAACCTGCCAGGGGGCCTCAAGACTCGAGGGCTTCGCATTAAGGGTGATGACACACCGATTCAACCCGGCGAGTTCAGAGACGTAGACGTTAGTTCTGGGGCGCTCAGAGACAACATCCTACCCCTGCCGTACAAGGAGCCAAGCGGCGTTCTGTACCAGTTGCTGGGCACCATCGTGGAGGAAGGCAGACGCTTTGCCGCCACGGCGGACATGAAGGTCTCGGACATGAGCGCACAAGCGCCCGTGGGCACGACCCTGGCTCTGCTGGAGCGTCAGTTGAAAGTGATGTCGGCTGTCCAGGCACGGCTGCACTACAGCTTCAAACAAGAACTGCAACTGCTGGCCGGGTTGATTCGGGACTACACAGACCCCGAGTACGACTACGACCCAGACAAGTCCACAAGGCGTGCCAAGCAAGCGGACTACAAACACGTTGACATCATCCCGGTGAGTGACCCCAACGCGGCCACTATGAGCCAGCGGGTTGTGCAGTATCAAGCCGTCATCCAGATGGCGCAGATGGCCCCGGACATCTACGACTTGCCCCAGTTGCACCGTCAGATGCTGGAGGTCTTGGGCATCAAGGACGCAGACAAGCTTGTGCCCCTGCCTGACGACCAGAGACCCAGAGACCCTGTGTCGGAGAACATGGCCGCACTCAAAGGGGAACCGCTCAAGGCGTTCTTCTACCAAGACCACGAGTCGCACATCAAGGTGCACACGATGGCCATGCAAGACCCAATCATCATGCAGTTAATCGGCCAAAACCCCAAGGCACCAGTGATCCAAGCAGCCATGCAGGCGCACATTGCCGAGCACGTTGGGTTTGGTTACCGCCAAAAGATCGAGCAGCAACTTGGTATGCCCCTGCCCCCGGCAGACGAGAAACTGCCCCCGCAGATTGAGGTGGCTCTGTCAGGGATGATGGCGCAGGCAGCACAACAAGTGCTCCAGCAAAACCAACAGCAGGCTCAGCAACAGCAAGCCCAGCAGCAAGCGCAAGACCCCGTGCTAAAGATGCAGCAGCAAGATTTGCAAATTCGCCAACAAGAAGTGCAGATCAAGCAGCAAGAAGCCCAGACAAAAGCACAGCAGGCGCAGCAAGAGATGCAGCTCAAGGACAAGGAAGTTACCGGCAAGTTGGCCATCGAGGAAAAGAAACTGCAAATGGACGCCATGGCCAAAGTCGGCAAGTACCGAATGGACAAAGAAGATCAGGCGCTCCAAGCAGCAGAAAATGCGGGCAAGTTTCAGATGTCCCAAAAAGAACAACAGTTCAACAACCAGCAAAAGATGGGGGATGCCCTATTGCGTGTTGATGACCAGTTGCTTAAGCGTAAAGAAAACCAACGAAAGGACACCCCTAAAACATGATCGAAGATTTCGCACGCGTATTGCGCGAACAAATACGCACCGACATGAACAACTACGCAGATGACTGCGCGGGGGGTGCGTGTCGCACTTTTGACGAGTACCAAAAACTTTGCGGGATCATTCAGGGTCTGGCCCTTGCAGAGCGTTACATCATTGACCTTGCAAAGAAAGTTGAACAATCCGATGAGTGAACTCGTACTTGAACCGGGGCAATTTGCCCTGCCTGAAGCAATCCAACCCGTCGCTGCCCCGGCAGAAGACGCAAACAACGACGAGAAAGCAACCATGCTGCCAGAGCCAACAGGCTGGAAGCTGCTGTGTGCGGTGCCAGACATATCTGAAAAGATTGACGGTACTGAGCTTGATCTCGTTAAAGCGTCATCCGTCATGCGCCAAGAAGAACACGCCACAACTGTTCTGTTTGTGCTCAAGGTCGGCCCTGACGCGTACAAAGACACCACCAAGTTCCCCGCAGGCGCGTGGTGCAAGGCAGGAGACTTTGTGTTGGTACGTACCTATTCTGGTACGCGCTTCAAGATTTTTGGTAAGGAGTTTCGCTTGATAAATGACGATCAAGTCGATGCTGTTGTGCAAGACCCTCGCGGGTTAACCCGCGCTTGATGGAGTAGACATGGCTGAACAATACAAGTTCCCAGACGAACAAGACGACGAAAAGACCTCCCAGGTCAAGGTGTCCGTGGAGGATGACGGTGACGTAGAAGTTGAAGTCATTGACGACACCCCCATCCAAGACAGAGGCCGCAGGCCCCTGGACCGAGAGGTGGAAGACCCCACGGACGATGAAATTGAGTCATACACCCAAGGTGCCCAAAAACGCATTAAGGAGTTGACCCATGCCCGTCACGACGAACGCCGGGCCAAAGAATCCACCATACGCGAGAAGCAAGAACTCGAGCGTCTTGCACAGCAGCTCATCAACGAGAACAAGCAGTTAAAACAGTACGTGTCCAACGGAACAGAGCAGTACGGCACTATGGCTAAAAGTGCGGCGGAAGCCGAACTGGAGAAAGCCCGCCGCCAGTACAAGGATGCCCAGGAAGCGTTTGACACTGATGCCATCATTGCAGCCCAGGAAGCAATGACTGACGCCAAGTGGAAATTGGAGCAAGCGAAAAGTTTTCGCCCACCCCCTTTACAAACTGAAGAATATGAGGTACAAACGCGTCAAAGCGCACCCGAACAGGCGCAACCAGACGAAAAAACCCTGCGCTGGCAGGCAAAAAACCAGTGGTTTGGCGCAAACGGGTTCGAAGAAGTTACCAGCTACGCACTAGGGCTGCATCAAAAACTAGTCAACAACGGGGTAGACCCCCGCAGTGATGATTATTTCGATCAAATAAATGATCGCGTGAAGTCGAAGTTCCCCGAAGTTTTCGGTGGTGCCGAAGACAAGCCAAGGTCGGGAGATTCTCCAAGACGACCTGCTGCCGTTGCAGCTCCCGCGACCCGTTCGTCGGGAGCCAAGAAAGTCCAATTAACTCAGACCCAGGTCGCACTGGCAAAGAAATTTGGATTAACCCCGCAGCAGTACGCTGCTCAAGTAGCAAAATTGGAGAGTCAAAATGGCTGAAAACCGTACCCCCCGTGACCTTGTGTCACGCGACAAGCAAACTCGTTATGTGTATACGCCGTCCTCGGCACTGCCTGATCCGACCCCGGAGCCAGGATATGTGTACCGCTGGGTAGCTACACACGTATTAGGGCAAGCTGAACCCACCAACGTGTCTCGAAAGATGCGCGACGGTTGGGAGCCAGTCAAGGCAGAAGATCATCCGGAATTGATGATTGAAGGCAATGCGAAGACCGGGAACGTGGAGATTGGCGGACTCATGCTCTGCAAGATGATCGCCGAGAAAGCACGCGCACGGGACGACTATTACGACCGACAAGCACAAAACCAGATGGAATCGGTGGACAACCACTTCATGCGAAACAATGATCCTCGCATGCCCCTGTTTGCGGACCGCAAGTCTTCAGTCAGTGGCGGCAAAGGGTTTGGTTCAGGTTCTAAGTAAACAAGGAGTCCTTAAATGGCATCAGTAGCATCCCCATACGGGCTAAAACCCGTGAATGAGCTGGGTGGCACACCATACGCAGGTGCAACCCGTTCGTATCTCATCGACCCCGCAGGCACTGCCTCAAGCATTTACAACGGTTCGCCCGTGTACGTGAATGCGTCTGGCTATCTGGCTGTGGCCACCGCAACTGGCGCTGATGCGACCACCAACGGCTTTCCTACTGGCACCGCTAACACGGGCATCGTAGGTGTGTTTGTTGGCTGTTCTTACATCAACGCACAAGGCCAAGTGATCTACGCTCAGTACTACCCCACGGGTACCACGGGTGTGGTTAACGCCTACGTTGTGGATGACCCCGGTGTTGTGTTCCAAGTTCAGTCTGCTGGCTCTGTCACGCAAGCTGCCGTGGGCGCAAACGTGTTCTTCACAACTAGCGCTGTGGCAACTGGCAGCACATCCACTGGTAACTCTACGGCTTCCGTCGTAGCAGGTGCCTCGGCTGTGACCACCACCGCAGCATTCCGTGTTGTTGGGTTTGTTGATATGGTTGGTTTCTCGACTGTGGGCGACGCCTACACCGATATTCTGGTCAAAATCAATCCCGGCTATCACTCATTTACCAACGCAGTTGGTCTGTAAGGAGTAACTCAAAATGGCAATTTCACGCGCACAACTACTTAAAGAGTTGCTCCCTGGTCTGAACGCTTTGTTCGGTTTGGAATACGCTCGTTACGGCGAAGAGCACAAAGAAATCTACGAAACTGAGAAATCAGAGCGTAGCTTCGAAGAAGAGACCAAGCTTGCTGGTTTCGGTGCTGCTCCCGTCAAGAACGAGGGTTCCGCTATCTCCTACGACAATGCGCAGGAAGCGTTTACCGCCCGTTACAACCACGAGACCATCGCCCTGGGCTTCTCGATCACCGAGGAAGCTGTGGAAGATAACTTGTACGACTCACTGTCTGCTCGTTACACCAAAGCCCTGGCTCGTGCGATGTCCTACACCAAGCAGGTTAAAGCCGCCTCCGTTATCAATAACGGGTTCAACGGTTCTTACCTGGGTGGTGACGGCGTGACCTTGTTTGGTAACAACAGCTCCAGCACTCGTGTTGGCCACCCCTTGGTGAATGGCGCGGTTAACTTCAACAGCCCCACCACTGGCGTGGACTTGAACGAAACCTCCTTGGAAAATGCCGTGATTCAAATCGCTGCATGGACCGATGAGCGTGGTCTGTTGATCGCTGCCAAGCCCCGCAAGATGGTCATCCCCCCAGCGCTGATGTTCGTTGCCAAGCGCTTGCTTGACACTGAACTGCGTGTCTCTACTGCTGATAACGACATCAACGCTATCAAGCAGATGGGTGCGATTCCTGAAGGCTACTGTGTCAACCACTTCTTGACCGATTCGAATGGCTGGTATTTGATTACCGACGTTCCCAACGGCATGAAGCATTTCGAGCGTATGCCCCTGGCAAACTCGATGGACGGCGACTTTGATACGGGCAACGTCCGTTACAAGGCTCGTGAGCGTTACAGCTTCGGCTGGTCTGATCCCCTCGGTATGTGGGGTTCCGCAGGCGCTTAATGTGTCTATGAAAAAGGGGCCTTGTGCCCCTTTTTCTTTTAGTGTATATTGCAACTATTCCGGGCTTTCCGGTGTATCTGACAGTCCCGGCTGACGACATGCAGACAGATACGCCCCACTTGCATGTAAGGAAATTATCATGGCACGCACTACGTTTCAAGGCCCAATTCGTTCTTTGGGCGGCATTTACCAACAAGGCCCAGCGGCTGTCGTTGAAATCACTTCTAGCACCACATTAAGCCCCGAAGCTCATGGCGGTCGCATCATCTCTGTTGGCGGCACATTGGCTGCTGCACTGACGCTGACATTGCCCGCTATCAACATGACGGCAAACCCCACCACTTCTGGCCCTGGCCAAGACCCCAGCACAGTTAACAACGAAGGTGTTTTGTACACCATCTGGGTTCCCACAACGATTGCCACCAGCTCGTTGAAGATTGGTACAAACGGTACTGACAAATACGTTGGCTCAATTACCATGAACGACGTTGACTCAGACGGCGCTGCATTGGTTGGTTTCTTTGCCGCTGCCGCTAACGACTTCATCAACTTGAATGGCACGACCACTGGTGGTGTTGCAGGTTCATGGGTGCGGATTTTTGCAATTGCAGCTAACAAGTACATGGTTGAAGGCACGGTGCTTGGTACGGGTACGGTTGCCACGCCGTTTGCCAACTCTTAATCAACCCAACGGGGCTTCGGCCCCTGTTAAAAAAGGAGTTTGATTATGACGATGCAAACTGACGTAAAACAAGGTCATTTAAACCAAAGCGGTTTTTTTGTTCTTGGACGCAACCGTGTAAAAGGCGTTTCTTTTTATGGTGGTAGTGGCACTCTTGTATTGTTTGATTCAACCACAGCCCCAGTAACTTCAAGCGTTACTTATGGACGCACTGGCACGACCGTGACGGTGGCTAAGACGGCGCACGGATTGTCTACTGGAGATGTTGTAGGTATACATTTTGCGGGTGGCTCAGGTGGCGCTGCTACTGATGGAAATTATTCTATTACTAGAGTCAACGCGGATTCGTTTACGCTTGTAGACATCAATACTGGGAATATTACAGGTTCTCCAGCAGCGGTTTATGTCAGTGGCGCAAATCGTTGGTTGTTAACCTATGAAACCCACGCAACAGACGAGTTTCAAAATGCTCCGCTTATTCCCGGCGAAGGCGTACTAGCAATAAATGGAATTTATTCCTACATGAGCGGTATTGACGCGTCGCAGATTTACTATGGCTAAGTCACCTGCATGGCAACGCAAGGAAGGCAAATCCGAGAAGGGCGGCTTGAACGCCAAGGGTCGGGCTTCCTACAACAAAGCCAATCCCGGCAAGCCGGGGTTGAAAGCACCGCAGCCCGAGGGCGGCAGCAGGCGCGACTCTTTCTGTGCAAGGATGACTGGGATGAAGAAAAAGCTCACGTCCGAGAAGACAGCCAAAGACCCAAACAGTCGGATTAACAAGAGCCTGCGGGCTTGGAAGTGCTGACATGAACCACGACACAAAGGCTATGGTTGACGGCGCGGCAGTTGTAATGGGCCTTGGGGGCTTCCTCGGGGTTGTCACGCCTGTTGTTGCTCTGGTCGGCGGTGTCTTGACCATCGTGTGGACTTCCATGCGGATTACGGAAATGGTCACGGGTAGATCGTTTTCTGACTTGCTTCCCTGGAACAAGAAGGCCGACGATGCCGTCAACAAGTAAAAAACAGCACAATTTCATGGCTGCGGTGGCCAACAACCCATCGTTTGCCAAGAAGGTAGGGGTCCCACAGTCTGTGGGCAAAGATTTCAGCAACGCCGACAAAGGCAAGTCTTTTAAAAGAGGTGGTGATATGGCTAAAGCAAACCCTTTCATGGAAATGATTGCTAAGAAAAAAGCAATGGGCACAAAGAAGATGGCTTCTGGTGGCATGACCAGCGCCAAAATGGGTAGCGTCAAGACTGGTGCTCCCAGCCGTGACGGTATCGCTTCCAAGGGTAAAACCAAGGGCACGATGATTAAGATGGCTGGTTCCACGCCCCTGGGCATGAAGCGCGGCGGCAAGTGCTGAGATGATGGCCAGCCGTGGGATGGGGGACATCAACCCCTCCAAAATGCCCGGAGCCAAGCGCAAAAAGCGCCGGGATGACACCGATTTCACTGAGTACAAAGAAGGTGGAAAAGTCAATGCTGCTGGCAATTACACCAAGCCCGGTCTTCGCAAGAAAATCGTGTCCCAGGTGAAGGCAGCCGCAACCCACGGAACGGGTGCAGGCCAATGGTCAGCCCGTAAAGCACAACTTGTCGCCAAGAAATACAAGGCGGCTGGAGGAGGTTATCGTGACTGAAAAGAAAAAATCCAGTAAAGCTAGGTTTAGCACAGAGCCCGAATCGCTTGGCGGGGCGGATAGTCAAGGGACAGTTGACGACAATTTTGGCGTTAAAACAGGGGATAGTTATATCTACCGAACAAAGAACGGCAAAACCAACACTATGGGGTTTACACTGCCTGACGCTAAAGCTAAAGAGTATGCTTCCGAATTGCAACGCGAAACTCGTGGCATGAAAAAAGGCGGCACGGTCTCCGCTTCCAAACGTGCAGACGGAATAGCGCAACGCGGTAAGACGCGGGGTGTGATGAAGTGAAAGCACCGCAGACTTCCCTTAAAAACTGGGGTGACCAGAAATGGCGCACCAAGTCGGGGAAGCCTTCGTCAAAAACGGGTGAGCGGTACTTGCCAGAAGCGGCAATCAAGGCGCTCAGTCCTTCTGAGTACGCAGCAACCACCAAAGCCAAACGGGCAGGTAAGGCGGCAGGTAAACAGTTTGTGGCGCAACCCAAAAGCATCGCAAAGAAAACAGCGGGGTACCGATAATGGCAGGCGGAGCAGGAAGTGCAGGCGGTTCAGGCGGCATGGGGCAACAACCCATGGGCAACGCATCGGCGCAGCCGGGTGGGGGCGTCCCCTCTTACGCGCAGCCGTACATGAACAACTTTGGTGGGGGCATGGGCAACGCATCTGCGGGCGGCTTTCAAGGGGGAAGCCCATTTGGCATGCAGCAACAACAGCCGTATGGTATGCAGCAGATGCAGAACCCGTTTGGTGGGCAGCAACTGGGGCCTAACCAAAGTCCCGGCTATGGGATGAATCAATTTCAGCAGCAGCAACAGCCCAATCAACTCCAATCTTTTGAGCAGTATCGTGCGACGCCACGTATGCAAGATCAGCAGTTTCGTTCTCGTGAGCAACAGTTGCAAGAAGACCAAAAAGGCTATGAGGCATACAAAAACAATTTTGGTCAGCCGCAAGGGCAGCAACAGTTGCAAAACCCAAACGGGCCCTTCCAACCAACGCCAATGCAAATGCCGCAACCAATGGGCCAGCGCCCTGCGTACATGGACAACCCTGACTTCCAGGCGTACCAGAAGCAGGAGCAAGACCTTGGGCGGCAGATGAACGAGTACATGCAAAAAGCCCCTATGTTCCAGCAAATGCAAGACTTGCAGGGCAAGATGCGGGGGATGGCCCAACCCCAGCAAGGACAAATGGGACAAATGGGACAAATGGGACAAATGGGACAAATGGGACAAATGGGACAAATGGGAAACCCATACGGCAACATTGACCAGATGCAGCAACAACGGAACATGCAAGACCAAACACGGCTACAGTCCGCGTGGCAGCAGGCTACCCAAGAGGATGCTAGACGCGGTATGACTGTGGATATGCCACCACCACCAGGAACATTTGGGGACATGCGGGCGGCTGTAATGCCACAGCAACCCGGCTCAGAGCAGGTGGCTTCAGAAATCGGTATTGGTGACTTTATGCGACGGCAGCTTCCCGGCCCCCGTATAGACAACAGGATGGGCATGCCTGATTTTGGCGGTCGTGGCGGATACGGCGGTGGTCGTGGCGGATACGGCGGGGGTCGTGGCGGTTACGGTGGTGGGGGCGGCTACGGCGGACGCATGGGCGGTGGTGGATACGGCGGTCAAATGGGTCTGCAAGGCTTGGCGTCGATGTTGCAAGGACGGCGTGGGGGCTTTTAATCATGGCAGTTACCTCTGGACAATCAGGCTTTAACCTTGACCTCACTGAGCTGGTTGAGGAAGCGTTCGAGCGTGCGGGTTCAGAAATGCGCACGGGGTATGACCTGCGAACAGCGCGTCGGTCCCTTAACTTACTGTTTGCTGACTGGGCCAACCGTGGCGTCAACATGTGGACGTTTGAGCAGGGGACGATTACCCTGACACAAGGACTGAACACCTACGCCGTTCCAACGGACACCGTTGATCTGCTTGACCATGTGATCCGCACCAATGCCAACATCCTGTCCAACCAAGCGGACTTGACCATCACGCGCATCAGCGTGTCCACCTACGCAACCATCCCCAACAAGCTCAATCAAGCCCGGCCTATCCAGGTCTGGTATCAGCGCCTGGACGGGCAGGTGGCCACCACCGCTTCGACGTTTGTGTCCCAAGACCTCACTGCGGCAACGATCACGTTGAGTTCGGTTGTTGGGCTTCCCGCAATTGGGTACGTGGACATCGTGGCCACAGGTGGCACAGAGACTGTGTTTTACAACTACATTTCAGGAAATACCCTGAGTAACGTGTTTCGTGCGCAAAACGGCACGACCCAACAGACACCCGTTGCAAGCGACCCCGTCCGCGTCAACAACACCCCCCGTGTCACTGTGTGGCCCACACCTGATGGCTCCCAGACCTACCAGTTTGTCTACTGGCGCATGCGCCGGGTGCAAGATGCTGGCGGTGGCGTGAACGTCATGGATGTTCCCTTCCGCTTTATCCCATGTATGGCAGCAGGACTGGCCTACTACATTGCGCTCAAGATTCCTGGTGGCATGGAGCGCCTGGGCGTGCTCAAACAACAGTATGACGAAGCCTGGATGTCGGCTGCGGATGAAGACCAAGAACGTGCGTCCCTGCGGCTTGTGCCCAGGCAGATGTTCATTGGGGGTACGTAATGGGTAACAGGTTTGCGTCTGGCAAGAACTCAATTGCGGAGTGTGACCGTTGCGGGTTTCGCTTCAAGTTGACCACGCTGCGCAAAGAAGTTGTCAAGACCAAGGTATATGATCTCAAGGTGTGCCCCCAGTGCTGGGACCCAGATCAGCCACAGTTGCAACTGGGTATGTACCCGGTGGATGACCCGCAGGGGATACGAGACCCAAGGCCCGACATCAGCTACAAAGTGTCTGGTCGCACAGGTCTGCAAATTGAGCTGACCAACAGTTCGGCGGCTGACGCCCAAGGGATTCTCAGCGGGGGCAGCAGGATTTTTCAGTGGGGCTGGACTCCTGTTGGGGGCTCAGTATTTTTTGATGCCGCTTTAACACCAAATAACTTGGTTTTGGGCGTGCAATTGGGTACAGTTACGGTAGTAACGACATAAGGAGTCGAAGATGGACAAGAAAGACTTGGCACAAGACAAGAAGATGATCGCAGGCGCGGTGCATAAGCATGAGAAAAAGCTGCACCCTGGCAAGCCCATGACCAAGCTTAAGGCTGGCGGCAAGACCAACGGCGATATGCTCAAATACGGGCGCAACATGGCCAAGGTCATGAACCAGCGCAGTCCTGGTCGTGGAGGCTGATATGGCAACCTACACGCAACCAACCAAAGTAGCCAACGTAATTGTTGGCGAAGAGCCAGCCAAAGAGACGATGCGCAAAGCAAACGTGTCTGTGGCCAACACACGCAGCCAAGACTACCCACCCATGAAAACTTCGGGTATCGTGGTGCGCGGCGGTAAAGCGCAGACCAAAGGCAAGATGGCCAGAGGCCCGATGGCATGAACTACACCGAGTTGTACAACACAATTCAGAGCTACACCGAGAATCAGTTTCCCGATGTGTACCTTGCAAGTGGGGGTACTGTGTCTGCAACGACACAGATTAATACTTGCATCACGCAGGCTGAACAACGTATATACAACTCGGTGCAGTTCCCCTCGCTGCGTAAGAATCAATCCACCCCAATCACCATAAACAACAAGTACGTGTCTTTGCCCGACGACTTCTTGTCTGTTTATTCTTTGGCGTTGGTGACAGGTGTTACGGGCGCTAATTTAGATACGGGCACGTATGAGTATTTACTCAACAAAGATGTGAACTTCATCCGTCAGGCATACCCAAATCCAAATGACACAGGAGAGCCAAAATACTACGCTTTGTTTGGCCCAACAATTGTCAGTTCGGCAATTACAAACGAGTTGTCTCTTATTCTTGGCCCTACACCGGATGCAACATACTACGTAGAGTTGCACTACTACTATTACCCTGAATCCATCACCACAGTGGCTTCTGGCCAAACGTGGCTTGGTGACAACTTTGACAGCGTGTTGTTGTATGGTTCTTTGGTTGAGGCGTACACCTTCATGAAGGGTGAGCAAGACCTGATCGCTTTGTATGACGGCAAATACAAGGAAGCGCTTGCATTGGCACAGCGTCTGGGCGATGGGCTGGAGCGTAGCGATGCGTACCGCAGTGGGCAGTATCGGCAATCGCCCCTGCCCCAGAATAGTGGGGTTCGCTGATGGCGTTCACGGGCAACTACAGTTGCAACACACTTCGGTCAGGGCTGGTGAACGGCACAATTAATTTTGTGTCGGACACGTTTTACTTGGCGTTGTACACCAATGCCGCCACACTTGACCAGAACACCACTGCATACACTTCGGCGGATGAGGCGTCTGGCGGCAATTATGCCCCCGGCGGTCTGGTGGTAACAGCCACCATCGGTACCGAACTTGCTTCTTCTGGAAGCATTGTGTTCATCAACTTTTCTTCGCCGTCTTGGACGGGCGCAATCACTGCCAGGGGTGCGTTGATTTACACTCCGGGGGCCAACGGCGCTGTGTGCGTCTTGGACTTCGGGTCTAACAAAACATCCAGCGCAACTTTCCCCGTGACGATGCCTGCGAACACCAGCACATCGGCACTCATTCGACTTGTTTAAGGAGCAAATATGCTAGTAACCACGACAAAAGGCGACATGGACGACACCCTGCTTGAAAAGCGGGAAGGAACCGTGGATAATGACAACGAACAAACTTCTTGGGTTGAGTATTGGCTGGAAGGCGAATTGGTTCACCGTTCTGCTCATGTGACTCTGAAAAAACCGCCAACTTTTGCTGGTGGCGAAACCGCTTCTTTTACATAAGGAAATATCATGGCAAACACCCAATCAATGTGTACATCGTTCCTTGGTGAACTGATGTCAGCCCAACATCAGTTTGGGGCTTCAACTATTGTTTCACGCACTAGTTTGACGTCTCCAACTGGGGATACATTTAAAGCGGCACTGTATTTGACGTCAGCCACTGTTAATGCTTCTACCACGGCTTACGCAGCTACGAATGAAGTGTCTGGTACAGGTTATACGGCAGGCGGTGTTGCGGTAACAACTACAACTACGCCAACGTCAACCAACTCTTCTGCTACGGCAGGTGTGGGTTTTGTTACGCCTTCGGCTTCAATCACCTATACCACAGTGACTTTGACCACGGCGTTTGATGCAGTGTTGATCTACAACTCCACTCAAAGCAACAAGGCGGTTAGTGTTCACACGTTTGGTTCACAGACAATCACGGCGGGAACTTTCACCTTGACGATGCCTTCCAACACGACTTCGACTGCTCTGTTGCGCTTAGCCACAACTTAATGCGGGGGCGGCGCAGGCCGTAAGCCATGTTTGGTATAGCCGCATTTGCCGAAGTCCCGTTTGCGTCTCTTGCTGGTGGATCGCCGGTAACGGTTGCTTTAACTGGTGTTGCCGCGAACGGGGCGGTAGGCACAGCAACGCCAAGCATATCGGTTGCTAAAACCGGGGTATCGGCTACAGGTAGTGTTGGGTCTGTTACAGAGACAAACAGCCCAGCAGAAGATGGCAATGCTGCGATAGGTAGCGTAGGTACAGCAACGCCATCTCATTCCGTCGATCTTACGGGCGCAACTGCTTCTGGCGCAGTTGGAACGGTAGCACCTAGTCATGCGGTTGCTTTGACAGGCGTGGCTGCTTCTGGCGCAGTTGGAACAGTAGCTCCCAGCACAACAATTGCTCTGACGGGGGTATCAGCCACAGGTTCTGTTGGCACAGTTACCGCAACTCAAGCAACTATAGTTGCGCTCACCGGGGTATCAGCTACAGGGTCGGTCGGTACAGCAGCGCTTAGTACAACAGTAGCACTTACCGG